TTCCTGCTACATCAGTCAAAAATCTGTCCGGGACCTGTTTAATATTTTCTTTTTCTACAGGTAAATATTTAACTTCCATTATTCATCACCGCCGAAAGGAGAAATCATTGAGGTAAGAATTGACTGATCAGTGCTTTCTTCATCTACATTTTCTGTTTCATTAGACCGCTCTTCTGTTTCTGTAGCATTTTGCTGCACTTCATTGCCGGTTGATGGGTCAATTCCTAAATTAACAAATATAGTTTCCTGTTCAGCTACTTGTACTTGTTTTAAGGATATGCTGCCCTGGTAACCATTTGCTATTTGAGCATCAGTGTCAAAATTTATACTTAAAATAACCATATTTTCATATAGTCTATAATCTTTAACATCCATGTAGTTAAAAACTTCATCATGCTGACTTGCTTCTTCTAATCTATCCCGCTGATCTTCTGCTTCATCTCCAGCTATAACAAAAGTGTGATTAATTTCAACCGGCTGGTGATTGATATGATCAGCTATTTCAGTTTTATCTTCAACTGGCTTTTCAGTAACTTCATTTTTCAAGTTAACAGATTCTTCAGGAGCAACTTCAATTTCTATATCAAAATCATCATTATATAATCTAGCCAATGGCCTCACCTACCGATGCTGTCGCCTCTCCATCAAAATATTGTTCTATAATTTTTATTATTTTTTGAGCATCCTGAACAGTGTTATTTGATCCTTCAAGATTGAGGTTTTCAATAACAACTTTCTTTTCTGATTTACTGCTGGACTGTTTATTGCTTTGATTATAATTATTATTTGTAACGCTTTGAGAACTGCCAAAACCACTGTCAGATATACTCGACATTGGATTGTAGTCTTTAACAATAGTCTTAGGCTCAGTAATCATTGACTCAGTCCACATATTGCTTAATGGTCCAGTAACCTGCTTTCTGGACTTATCAACACCTTTTCCGATGGTTTGAGTGAGCCCCGGTCCTACCTTATCCAATCTGCTTAATGGTCCAACTTTAGCAGGTGATTGAGGGAGGTAATCCATCACTTTTTTAGCCATTCCCTGCATCCAGCCTGGCAGCTTATCCATAGCATTTTCAATTGCTGTTTTTAGGGCAGAACCAAAGTCTATATTACTTAATTTACTTTTGATTTTACTGGCCCATTCATCAATTTTTGCTATTGGATCTGGTATATCCGGCATGCTCAAGCCCGGCAAATCGAAAGAAACTAAATTATTAACAAAATTCTTTCCGCTATTCCAGATTGATTTTATTCCGCCTACCAAATCAGGAAGAGTCGGTAGTTTAATAGCCGGCAGTTCTATTCCAGTTTTATCTTTAATAAACTGCCTGCCTGCTTCATAAATCTTATTAATTATATCTGGTAGGTTAACAGGTGGTATTAAAAACCTAACTAAAGTCAGCGGGTTATCTTTAACATAGTTTGCTGCAGCTATAATTTTTTCTTTAATCGCTCCAGCAATATCTGGTATATGACTCAATTTGAAAATATCCAAAAATAAATTACCTATAAAATATAATTTTGCAGAAACAATAGTTTTTATTCCTTCAAATATATCAGCTATGCCGCTGTAAAACTGATCAACAGCGTCCCAGTACATTGCGAAATCACCGGTTACTATCCCTTTAATTAAACCTGATATCATTTTAATTGGTGAGAAAAGCATCTTAAAAGCGCCTTCAAATATCCTTACAGCTCCAATTACAGTTGACTGAACCAGTGGCTCTATATAAGCAAATGATGCTTTGATAGCTTCCCAGGTCCAGAGTGCTGCATTACCTACATCAACTAATACACCTTTTAAATCTTTGTTTATTCCGGCCCATGCTAAAAACTTATTAATTATAGGCAGCAAAGTGCTTTCTCCACCGTTTAAACCTACCCATAAATCTTCTATTGCTAAAACAATTCCGGTCACTGCTGCAGCTATACCAAAACTACTTATAGAAAATATTCCAGCTATAAAGGGCCATGCTGCACTTACTCCACCAATAGCCGCTGCTATTCCAGTTATTGCAACACCTATTGCAAAGAATCTAGTAGCAGCCTGAAGTTTTTCGCTTTCTTCTAGCTTTTCAAGAAATTTATTAGTAACAATCAATCCTTTATTAAATGATGGTATAAAACTAAAACCCATTGCGATTGATACATCGCGAATATTACCTTTAAATCTTAGCCACTGGTTGTTAAATTCCATTGCAGTTCTGGTTGCATCGTTTACTGCATCTCCAGACTGTCTGATCATTTCATTAAATCTTAACTGCATTTTTGTGAGATTGTCTAAATCTCTGAAATTCTTTTGATATCCTTCTCTTTGAGCAACTAAATTTAATTGAGCTTCACTCAACTGGATACCTAGCATTCTGACAGCCTCATGATTACCCACCAGGGCAGACTGCATAGCTTCAGCAGCTCTTGCTGTTGCCACATTGTTGAAAGATCCTAAGTCAGCTGCTAAAGTAACCATTTCTTTTGAAAGACCTGCAGCTTCATCCCGAGCTAAACCCATTGGCACCAGTACATCCTGAAAACTGTTTAACCAGCCTAAAGTAGCATATTCAGAGCGTCCAATACTTTGAGCATATTCATCAGCCCATTTTCTCGTCTGGTTAGCAACCTCTCCAAAAACAACATTAAATTTATTTACAGTTTCATTGGCATCCGCGGCACTGAACACCGATTTTCCTATAGCAGCAAAACCCATTCCAGCTGCTATACCTAATTGATATCGGTACCGCTCTAACACCGCAACACCATTACTTATTTGCTTTTTAGCATCATGAAAGGCAGCAGATATAGCCCGGCCGGCAGTTACTGCTTTTCTTTCCAGAGCTCCCATTCTATCAGTAGCTCTTATTACATTGTTTTTAAAGCTATCAACTCTTCTATCAGCCTGGGTAAGTGGCCTATCATTTATTCCAAAGCCAACTTGAAAACCCAAAAACCTTTGTGCTCCTCCTGCTGGCATATCTACCGCCCTCCTTCAGAACTATTTTTAATCTCTTCATTGAAAACTTCTAAAGCAGCCCTGGCTTCTAAAAAATGATCTAAATCCCATTTTGCAACTTCTTCCTCAGACTGCATCTTAAAAACCAGAGCCCAGTAATCTTTAAGAAGTCCTTTTATCTGCCTTTTGTAACGATCATGATTTACTATTAACTCACCTTTTTTGTTTATAGAACTATACTTAGGCTCCAAGAAACGTTTCTATACTTTTTACAACCTCTTTCAGTTCTTTAGACCTGTTATAGTTTTCTATTTCTTCTATTAAGTCCTGAACATTACTTAGCTTTTCAAAGTCATCCATGGTGATATCTTCTTTTAAAGCTTCGGCCATCAGATTATCAATATAAACTTCCTGAGAAAACTGCCCGGCTTCATCTTTAGAATTATCTTCAATTTCTAAAATAGCTTTATTGCCAATATACTCAACTGTATATTCATCACCATTTACAGTTACCTTTTTCTCTTTTTCGCCTTTAACATCAAAATCATCTACTTTTACTGGATTGATAACAACGTTATCAAGCAAACCAGCAATATACTTCTTTCTGGATGTCGAGCCGTATCTATCCCGGCATTTATCCTGGTGTTTTATGTACCAGCGAACACCCGGATTTTGAAGAGTGTATTTATTTTCTCCTACACTAATTGTTTTTTTGCTACCTTCTTTACCCATTATTTATAATACCCCCTCGAACGCTTCCTCATAGTCAGCTACAAGCAGAACCCATTCTCTATCTCCCGGCTCATTAGACTTCACATTATCAGGCAAGTTTTGAATTACGCACCTGCTGCCGGATCCAGAAACATCACCATCAAAGTTCTGATCAACTGTAGAGAAGCCAAATTCTTCATCTGACTTATACAAGTTGTATAGTTTTTCATTTGCCGGGCTGGTCTCTTTTAATGTAATTGTAGCTTCTGCTCTATCATCAGCAGACTTTGAAAATGTAACTTCTCCCTGAGCTCCTACGTGAGAACTTCTTTTATCTGACATTCTTGAAACTTCAACCATGGACTCTTCAGCAAATCCAGTCAAAACAAAATTATCTACAATAGTAATTACTTTTTGCGGATCATAATTGACCATTTATAATACCTCCTTTACAGTGTTAAGTAGAAATCTAATTCTACATTGTGCCAAGCTCCAGAATAGGTTACTGTTGATTTAACACCCTTTAGAACTCTGTTTGCTAAATCATTTTTCAGCAAGTCTTTTCTGGTAGGATAAGTTACTGTTGACATGAAATTGCCGTCAGCATCTTTAGCGACAGCTCCATTTCTAGCAGCCACTTTATTAACCTGCTTAGCTGCATCAACAAAAAGACCAATTCCTGCATTATCCTGGCCTACTTTCTGGCTGGTTTTTAGTACTCTGAATATTTCTTCTCTATATCTTGCAGCAAACCAGTGTTTGGCAACAGTTGTATCAATAAAATCACCATTACTCATTACACCTTCAGCAACATATAAAGCTCCGCCCCATTCTTTATAAATGTTGGCATTAACATTTTGCAATGCTGCTACATCGGCGGGCAGATAAGTTGATTTAGCAGTATTATTGATAGTTTTAAATTTCAGAGTATAACTACCAGGTGTCATTGGCAGAATTCTACCCAAAGAACCTGCATCAAGGTATTGCTCTTCATCATTTATACCGCCATCATGAGCAAATAGAGCAAAGTTCTGATTTTCTATTCCCTGCATAAAGGTTTCGATATCAGCAACTGCTGCATCTTTACCCAAATCACCAAACATTATTTTTTCTTTTGAAGCTATCCAGTTAGCAGCTTCTTGAACATCAGCTTCGACATTGCTCGCTAAAGCTAAAGCATACCAATCATTGTTCTGAGTTATTAGCTTATCCAGCTCATCAGTGATTGTGCTTGCTTCTGTAGCAACATCAACACCGTAGATCATAACTTCCTGAACCTTTGGCTGCTGACTTAACATAGCATTAACTTTTTTGTACGCTAAATCTTCGCTGCTCCAGTTTTGGATCTCTCCAGTGTCTGAAACTATCTCTAGTGGATTGGTAACAGTTGGGTCAAATACTAAACCGATACCAAATCCTTTTTGAGCTACAGCTCCTGTTTCATCATATACATTTACAACAACAGGATCTCCCATTTAAAGATCACTCCTTCTTTATAAATTTACGTCTAAAATTTCTTTTTCATCATCAAACTCTACTTCCAGCTCAACCTCTTCGAAGGTCTTTTCAATTATCTTAACTTCATCATTAAACTGCAGAACTACATCAAAGCCTTTTCTTTCTTCATAATCAGTCTGTAAATAAGTGGTCCTATCCTGCATATTTGTCACATTGACAATCACTACATCGCGCTGATCAAGAAATCGCTGGCCTAGCTTAGGTATTCTAAACCATTCGATTAATTTTAAAATGTACTGACTTACATCTTTTCCAAAAGCATTAAATGAAATTGTCACTCTTGGATTTGAGTAATATGAGTATTCGATATCTTCATCAAAATTAGGATCATCACTCGGAACTACTTCTTTTTTAATAAACATTGACTGAGCATTACCGTTTATATCGTATGGAGAAGACATCTTATAAGTTATTCTCGGGTAAATTAAATCTTTGGACTTAACATCCTGATCAGCTCTGATAAGCTGCGGAATACCGGAATAACTCTTTATTTCTGGCTGCAAATTAGTTCTGAAACTATATAAATCAATCATTTAACCACAACCTTTTTAGCTAAAAACTTATGGAAATCAGATAAGTGAGTGTTATTTTGTGGATTCTGCACTTCAAAATCATTGCTTTGAAAGCGAATAATGTCTCCCTCTTTTGGAATTAAGGGAATTTCTTCATCAGTTTCAGTATTAACACCAGTATTATCTTCCGGAACAAATAACTTTAAGTCCTGGATAGTGTAAAAACCACCATCATATTCGTTAAGCTCCTCTGTTGTTAAGTGAATTATTGCTATTTCTATGCTATATTCATCAGAAGCACCATCATCAACATATTCACCATTTACAAATTTTTTGCCACCTCTTTTCAAAGTGACAGGAGTTAAATAATCTCTTATAAATCCTGAAAAATCCACGTTATCACCTCACTCTATAAGTTATTGACTGTCTTAGCCTACCCGAGTCAATTAACGGGTTATTTGCACCCTTTTTGTTCTTCTTGGTTACTGCTGAGTTAGGGGGAGACTTTAATTCGACCATATATTTGCGAATGAAAGAAGCAAACTCAGCACCCAACAAATTAAGGGCCTTATCAGCATTCATTCTACCTGCTATTACAGCCCTTATTGCTTGTTCAGTATGCTTTTGTATTTTCCTAACATTCTTGTCGAAACCTTCTCTAATGTATGACCTCTCTGGAATCTCAACTTTCTTAACGAGTGCATACATTGGTCTGATTCTGTCTCCTACTTCCATGGCCAGTATTCCATCACCATCATCATCAGAATCCATAAGGAACAAATTATCAAAGTCTCTTGCACTTTTACCAGCCGCCTCTTCATTAAGGGGTATTGTAAGAGCTTTTGCTTTTTTAGGGGTTATTGTTACACCGAACTCATTTACCCTGGCAATCATTAGGATTTGAGAGTTTTTGCCGCCGAATACACCAACCTCAATTTTAGAGTTCTTAAGTTTATTAATTTCTTCAATTAAATTAGGCATATTATTATTATCAGTAATTTTAAGTTTTGCCATTATGAAAACACCATAAATGTGGGTCCCTGGCTCTTTTTCATAATCCTTAAAAGCTCTTTACCGTATTCGGTGATTTCCAAACCTTCGGTTCCTGTTTTATTAGCATAATCTTTAGAACCTAAGCCCTTAACTGCTTCACTGATTGCTTTCGGATGATCTAAAGTGGCAAAATGAGCAGCCATGTATCTTTCCATTTTCTCCTGGTATTTATCATCATATTCCCAGTCTTCAAGCTCTAAAACTGCATCCTCAATGTAAAGCTCAATAGATTGATCAGATAACTTAGAAAGGTGAGAAGCAATACTCCTCACCTTAGATACAGTAGTTTGAGGCATGATTACTCATCGCCTTTATCTTTACCATCATCTTCTAAGTAAGCAATCTGATCTTCAATAGCTTTTTGAGTGGTCTTTCTATCATCAGTCTCAGCCCACTTTAAAAGCTTTTCTTTATCCATTGTTGCTTCAACGAGCTCAACAGCCTTATCAACTGGAGTAATTTCGGATAAATCTTCAATAGTGCCGTCTTTAACCTCTACTTTTCCTTCTTTCACCCAACCTTTTACTATTGGATGAGTCTTTACAGCTTCCCAGTCTTCATCCTCAACTTCATTCGGGCCAATATTCAACGATACATTTCCAACATGTTTAATTTGAGCGAAATGGTTAATTATCGTTAACATACAATTACCTCCTCATTTTTTTATTAATTCTTAAATTCCGTCAGCTCTGCAGATTCCGAGTGGATATCTAACAATAGCCCCAGCAGTTCTTTCTTCAAGGTTAACCTGCGAACTAAGGTTTTCCTTGTTATATGGAGCATGTCTATAGATGTCTAACGGTAGCCCCATTTCAACTACATCTGGAGAACTATCATAAACCATAAAGCAGTCAGTGCCACTATCTCCTTTTCCTGCAAGCTCTGGTACAGAAATAATTCTGTCAAACCAGCCTTGATTTTCAAGATATCTGCGGATAGTTAGCTGAGGATTGTCAGAATTAAATGGTCTGTCTAAGTCCTCGTACTGATCATCTGGAATTGCTAAAGTATCAGCAGCCATTCCAGGCTTTAGATTAACTTTCTTTTTGGCTTGTCTGATATCTTCAACTATTTCTTCGCCTGTTTTATCTTTCCAGTTTGTAGATGTTGCACCACTATTTTGAGCAACAGTGTAAGTCTGAATACCAGTAAAGTTAGTCAGGCCTTCTGCATTATGCTCAGTAGAGCCAGAGAAGAAAAAGTCATTTTCTCTTTCAGAAATAGCTCTTCTAGCTGCAGTAGCCTTAGTAGTTTCAACTGGTCTATTAGCCATCTTTGCAGCTCTCTTTTCCTGAAGGTCAATAGTAAATCCTACTACGATACCATAAATACCCTGGTGGTGTCTTTCAATATCTGCATCTACTAAAGGTACATCATCTGCACCATAAGCAAATATTTTAGCAGCACCTTTTTTAGTTACCTTATCGTAACTATAGGTTTCTGCACCTTCCGGGATGTCAGTTTTCAAACCCACCATTGTTCTGGCAGTTAATTCTCTTTCTTTGGCTTCATATACAGTATTATCAATTGCATCTAAGTCATCATTAGTTAGTAAAGCGTCCTGTCTAGTAACGCCAGATCCTAAGTCTTTCATTATTTAATCACCTCTCCTTAAAGTTGTTTAGTAGTTGTCTGAGAAGGTAAGTTAAACTCTACCTTGACAACATCACCGGCAGATCCGGCTGATTTGAACTCTGCATCCTCAATTTCAACACCATACACACCATTAGTTGCTTCAGTTAGTGGTGCTTTATCAAATAAACCATCATCTCTGACGGCTACTTTATCGCCTCTAGTTACATCAGCTGCAGAATCGGATAACTTAACCCACATCACTGCTTTTCTGGCAACAGTAACACTGTCACCATCTGCATATTTAGAGTTATCTAAGTCACCACCTACAGAATATTGAGCAATTCCAGCTAAGACATCAGCTGCAGCACTTCCATCCCAAGCAGCAACCTGTTTTTCTGGATCAGTACCATATTTAACAGCAGTACCGAAAGGAATATCACCTTCGCCTGCCATTGAATCAGCGTGTCCGCTTCTTCCTGTTGCTAATTGACCTGCATTTAATTTAGCATCCATTATTCATCACCTCTCATGTTTAATCTTTTTTGACGCTTTTTCTCAATAGCGTCACTGCGGGAGCTGGAGTCTTTTTTCTTAAACTTAAGATTTTTATCTCCATAGCTGCCCTGACCTTCATCCAGCATTTCACTTAATACATCAAAACGAGCTTCAATGTATTCGTCTGGTCTATCTTCGCCGTCAAACTTTTCATTAACAGCTTTGATGCAGTCGATTTTGATTTCTTTATCAGATTTGCCTTCAACCTCATAATCTTCATCCAAAAACTTGTCAGCTTTCTTCAGAAGTTCAAGTCTTTCACTGACGGCTTCATCAATTTTCTTATCAGATAACTGATTGCCCTCCAATTCATCAACTTTCTTTTGCAGGTTAGAAACCTGATCATCTTTACCATCTAACTTACCTTCTAACTGGCCAACATTTTTAGTCAGTTCTTCATTTTCAGATTTTAAAGTATCAATTCTGCTTGCAACTTCTTCAGCTACTTCAAACTCTTTACCGTCTAATTTAATAGTTTTCAATTTCTGATCACTCCTTTTGTTTTGCTTCTTCTTTGACTTATCATTCAAAATATCGCTGTCTTTTCTGACCTGATAGGCATAATCTTTTGAGTCCAATCTGGCACTGCAATCAGGTCCGCAACGTCCTTTTTCAACCATTGCCAGGTGGTTTAAATTAAAGTTGGTCTGTCTGCGATCGTATTTCTGGCCCTGATACGTTCCTGATTCTTCAACAATTTCACACTCAAAACCTAAGCTGCATTCCTTTTTGTTGCCATTGAGAACTTTACCGATTAAACCTGAATCAAATACTGTTGCTCTGCCGGTTAACTTTTCTCCAACTATTCGAGCTGTATCTGATGTCATTCCTTTAACCAGCTCTTTCGAGTTGTCCGGATTGACCAGCTCCCAGGGGTGATCGTCAGTAACTGGTAAGTTTTTTAATTGACCTAAAACCTCTTCAGTTAACAGATCATCAGGATGCTTTAATTCATAGACTATATCTCCTGTCTCTGGGTCTAAATAAGGGAAAACTCCAGTTTGTGCAGCCACAAGGTCATAAGTAAGAAAGCCAGATGAATTTTTATTAAGATTGTTAATTCCTATCACATCAAACCTCTTTGGCATCTGTAATCACCCCCTTTCTATGCTGCTCTTCCAAACATTTGCTCCAATTCTTGTTCAACAATTTCAGCAGTACAGCGACAGTTATAATCCTTGCCCGGGAAAAGACCATTGGCCCCTTCTTCCCAGGTAAATTTATGCCCGTTTAATGCTTCATGTTCATCCCGGACCCTAATATCATCTGAATCCCTCCAGATGAACTCTTTAAGTCCGAGCTCCTGGTGCCTTATTTTTGTAAAGTCACCCAGCATACTACCTGCCTGGTCTCTTGCAATAAATTTAGCTCTGCTATCTGTTTTTTTATAGATATCCTGTATATTATCTTTGATATCGTCTATACTCTCTCCGGATCTCACCCCCTGCAGCACAATAGTATCCAGCTGTTTATGGTACTCTTCCGGAATTGATTTAATTAAACTAACATTTTCAGATACTGCAGCCTTTACTGCATCCTCTAATTGCTGGTTTCTTTTGAGAGGATCCATTCCAATAACTGATCTGATCTGTTCTTTAACCTCGTTATTGGTGTGATTTTTAACTCTTTTAGAGAATTTGTCAGCTAACTTTTTTGCTGTTGCATCAGAAAAGGCCCGAGTAATAGCTGATTCTTTCAGCTCCTCAAGGCCTTGTATTATGTCATCCATTTCGCTGTCTTTTTTATAAGAGTCATTCCTCCGTAAATATGGAGTGACTTTCCTATCAACAAAATCCATGACATCATTATTCATTTTTTCGATTATATCCTGCAGGTCTTCATAATAATCAACTGCATGATTAGCTGGAAAAAGTATTCTAGGAAGTGGCATTTTCATGTGCCTCCTTCACTCTGTGGGCCAGCTCTATTGTTTCTTCATCTGACATGTCTAACTTTTCCATCAAACTGCTTTTACTGGTCCGCTCTTCTCTTATCTCATCAGCTGTATAAACTTGATTTTTGATGTATATTGCATCAGTCTCAGCGACTGTCTTTCTAATATTAGCATCAGTTTCTTTGTCTAGCTTCCAAAGTGGATTGAAAGAAATTGAGTATTTACCGTCTGGATCAGTTCGTCCACTGCCAACTCCGCTGTCTTTAGCCCAAAACAACAGATTAATTAGCTGTTCTATCAACGGCCTTAAATAGTTCTCCTGGAGTCCAGCAATTCTTGCATAATAATTTAAGCTGTCAAACTGTCCTCCCGTAATTGTACCCTGCTGCTGGCCCATGATATGACTCTTAGGCATTCTTGCAGCACCGGCTAAATAGTCCCAGACAAAATCAAGCATATCTTTTAAACTAGATAATGAACCTGTAGGACTTTTAAATTCTAACTCATCCTCTGGGCCAATTAGTGCAAGTGAAAGAGTATTAAACTCAAATTCGAGCTGACTCTGTACTTTCTGCCTGGTTTCAGTGTCTGTTATATCGACTCCATCTGATTTAAGGACCTTAAAGACCAAAGAATAAAGCAACTGGCCAACTGACCATGCTGCATTATCAAAAATAGTTAACGGGTCAAATATTGACTGTATAAGCGGAATTCCCATTGCCTCATCCTCTACAGTTCTAACCTGCAGATGCAATAGCCTTGATTTATGGATTTTTCTTTCTCCCTGGCCACCAACACCAGATATCTTAAACTTTTCAATATCTCCGTACTCCGGAGAGAACATATCCTCATTAATATCAGTGTCATGTATTTTATTTCCTGAAAAAGCGTGAATATAATCAATATCAATCAGCTGCTTAGGGTTTAGCTCCTCTTCAAGCTCCAATTCTCCGGCCTGTCTGGCACCGATACTGCAGAAACCATCACCTCTCAGCCTTTCATACTTGCACATGTCCTGCATTTTAGGCTGAGCATCAAGCTCTGTAAGTTTATTTTCAATAGCTTCCTTAACCTTTTTGTCAGCTTCTATTGATATCCATTCCCTTGTCATATCCTCAGCCGGTATATCGACAATGTTCTGGAAGATACGATTGCTTTTATAAAGAGAAGTTATATCCTGATCAGAAAGTGGTGGTCCTTCATTCGGTCTCTGTTGAGTAAGTGGATCACCATTTGGACCCAGTAATTTACCTTTGGAACTATTAGGGTTTTGAGAGTGCATGAAATCCTGTCTTAATACGTTATAAACTCCTTTTTCATCTGCCAAAGTGTATCACCTCCATTAACTTGAATAAGCTGAATAAATGCCTTTGCTATGGTCTAACTCTTCTGTTGCATATCTGATACTGTCAATAATATGATTATTTTTATCTACCGGCACTGGTAAAACTTCACCGGATTTATTCTCTTTGTACTTGTATAAACTAAATTCATTTTTAGTATTTATACAATCTTTATGAATTATGATTTCATAATCTTTAAGCCTTTTAATACCATATTCAATGCTGCCTGGTCCCTTTTCTGCTGCTTTGATTCGAACCCCATTATTCTTGAAGTATTTAATACTTTTCGGCTCAGCACTATCAGCAACAATCTTGCGGCCACCATTATACTTGTTTTTAATTTCATCTATCAGAGTGTCATTGGTCCGCTGATATAAATACAATTCATCATAAATGTAAATTTTGTTTTGCCGTTCATCAATGTGCATCTTAACAAAAGCAAAAGGATCGGGATAAAAACCCCAATCCAATCCATAAAATATATTATTAAATTTATCAATTTGGTCTGATAAGTCTCTTACTTCCCAGTTGTTAAATATAAGGTTGCCGAGCACTCCCCAGTTACCTAAAGTATAAACATCATAATAATACTGATCTGATTCGTTTTCTAAATTGGCAACATCCTGCTCAGTTAAATGCTCATTATCTTTGTATGTGGTTTTGAGTATACTGCAGTTAAGCCCATCAACCATTCCCTCTACATACTGCTTATCATCCTGCCAGATTCCAAAAAAATGTTTATATATCCAGTGGGATTTGTGTATAGGGTTAAAAGATATGGTTATTCTCTTTTTATGTTTTGATTGACCTCTCAACCTCTTCTTTAGCTGCTTAAAATCATTCTCAGTAATTTCAGTAGCTTCCTCAATCCAGATATCAGTAAAAACTCCATCAATAGGTGTAATAGATTTAATCTTTTCTACATCATCAAGGCCACCAAACCTGATCTGTTTATTGTTGATCAGGCAAGTAATGGTCATCTCTGATTTATTTATGCTAAAATATTTGCTTAAACCAAAATTTATTATTGATTTCCTAATCTCATTAAAAACAGAACCTCTTACAGTATTTTTTACTTTTCTAACTATGAGATAGTTTCTGCCTTTCATCACATCAAGAACCGTTCTCTGGCTTAAAAAATAACTCTTGCCGGAAGAAGATCCTCCAAAATATATCTGAAAATAATTATCATTGCTTAAACCTTTTTTTCGATAAATAGGGTTGAACTCTGATTTTTTAACTTTCAGTTTAGCCTTCATCATCTACCAGCTCAATCTCAACACTAGAAATATTATTAACATCATGCTCAATTTCTTGCTTATCCTTCCAGTTAAAGTTATTTTTAAGGTTAAACTGAACTCCATTAGTTTTTCCCTGGTTTCTAAAGAGCTGCTCTTCGGCATACATTTCAATTCTAGTCTTCGCACGCGTAATCGTGTCAGCAAACTCCTCGCTTTTTGCTTGATAATCTAATAACCCTTGCCTTGTCATTCCAAGACTATAAGCCAATCCAGTTATTGTAAAAGGCCTTATTTGTTTCTGATAAACCTTACCTTCTTCACTTACTTTTTCAATAAAGCAGCTATTAAAATAATCATCAATTAACTTTTGCATTTCAGCTGGAGTCTCAAACTTTGGTCTTTGACCTCCTACATCTTCAACGTCTGGTTGATGCTGCCAGCAATACTTTGAATTAGCTTTAGCATCCCTAGTACATCTTTCACCATTATTTTTTTTACCTTTACATCTCACTGACAACACCTCCTATTACTTTATAAAATTAAATAATAATTATTCTATATTACTTTTAAGTAAATATATAACTAACCTGCTCTCCCCACTCCCCCTATAGTCCCCCTCTCCCCTCTCATTAAATTACAGTGCCAAATAATTCCCATTCGCTGTATTTATCTTCTCGAGTGTAGAGGTGAAAGCATTCACTGGCAAAGAAATTTTGACCATCTTTTTCTAGATCAACTCTTTCCACTTTCAACCAACCTTGCTTATATCCGTTCACATGTTCAGGAAAATTAATTCTAAGATATTGTTCTATACGATCTGGTGGCTCAAACACATTTAACAACCCCTTTGTTTTAGAGGGCAGCATTCAGTAATTAGCCACCCTCTAGGTTAATAATGGAGGTAACAAAAACCTCGACTAGATATTAATTATCATAGCCGAGGAAAAATAAGGAGGATTTTAGGGGCTATGGCTACCCCTATTTCTAATTCCAGTATATTAAATCAGTGTATGTCGATTAATGAATTACAAAAGCCCCAGAAATATATTCCGGGGCCTCAATAGAAAGGAAAATTATAGTGAATGTTTATCTAAATTCACATAATTGCTTATTATGTTCATAATAGCACACTTTTTATGCCTTCGTGTTCGCCATTAGTTCACAAACAGTTCGCAAGCTGTTCGTTTTTAATTATTTGCAACTTTTTCTCTCTTTTTCTTTAAAAAGCCAACAATTCTTGCTGCTTTTTCCATTGCTTCATCCTTAATCTCATAATATTTTGTTCTACCGTACGGAAAATTAGGATGAGTATAAACTTCACTATCTTCAACAATTCGGCCAGTTTTATACTTAATATCCATTAGCAGCTGCTCTATTGGATCTAAACCCTTATAAGCTTTTTCCACTCTTTTTACAAGTTTAATTTTTCTTTTGTACTCTTCTTTGAGCTCTTGCTCTTTTTCAACAGACTCCATAACTGGGCGAGCTGTCGGATCATAATGATTTGAAGATTGCACTCTAGGTCTTGAATAATCTATCCCCTGCCCCTTCCCGGCTAAATCTTCTAAAAAATTACCATCTATTTCAGCTTCAAATTGAATGTATTCGCACCTGCTTTTATATTCCCGGTAATTAACGAAATCAAAAATCACTCTTGAACAATAGTTCTCCACTACATCTTCACCCCACTTTTAGCTTCCATCATGTATTTATAGCTTGTAAACACTGGGTCATCTTCTGCAAAATCAACTGGCTCCACTCTCTCTGTCTTTCTCAGACTCAAATCAAAGCAATCAATCAGAAAATTATATATTTGAGGCTGTTTCTTCTCTATCTGCTCTCCCATTGTCATCCTGATCAGCTCCCTTAATCATTTCAAGTAATCGTGGCCAACTACTTTTATTTTTATAATTCATGCAGCACAAATACCCACCGCCGTAGTCTTTCAAATAAACTTCTTTTATGTCACCCTCTCTATCATGCTTAATCCTGATATGAGCTTTATTAGAATTGTTAATTATTCTGTTTTTCAATTCTTTATGATCATTATGATTTTCAATCCAGTTCTTAATTTCGGACTCATTAACTGCATCTAAAATATTAATTTTATAATCAGCAAATTTTTCTCTTTTGAAAATAGGTTCAGCTTTTATTTGATTAATGTTAAATTCTTTGTTTTTGAATAAATTTAATTGGTTCATAATCTCAACGTTCCAAACTTTCAAGCCAGTCAATTGCTTCATCAGCTCCAAAAGCAACTCTAACAAACCAACCTCTTTCTTGTAGTTTTTGTAACCACTCTCTTTGAGTGTCCCTTAAATCACTCATAGAACCATTTTCTCTTTTTAATTCTATTGCTATATTTCTAGAGCTTTGCAAATTCAAGTTTCTTTTTATATCCATAGGATTCTCAAATATTAGAACATCAGGCACCCCCGGCTTAACTCCCTGCCTTTTCATTTTGGCCCCTGTTTTGGCATCTCTATTCCCACCATTAGGCACATGGCACCAAAGATAGCCTTTCATATCGAGATATTCAGCCAGTTTTATTTGCTCCTCGTACTCGGTTGGGGCTGTATCTTTTTTAAACTGCTTAGAAGTCATTTTTTTAACCGCCTTCCGCTTTTCTTTCTTTTCTAGCTGATCAAGTTCTCTAAACCCTTCTAAACCTAATCGCTTAGCATCTTTTTTTGATAGATTAGCCCATCTAGTCATTGCTCAAAAGGACACCTCTCTTCCATTTCTCCCGACTGCACTACTGGTATATCATATTTCATCAACAACTCTTTTAAATCGCAGTTCTGCTTATCCTCTGGCTCTAAGTCGCACCCTCTGCAGTTACTATAGAGAGTAAAATTAATGATATCGTAAAGATCATCTGTTTCTATTGCGGTAATATCATCAGTCTTTCTCATTTTCTTCTTTTTCTTTCGGGCCTGATCAGTATAATCAAGCGATAATTTAGTCTGACTGACCATTTCATCAATATTATTTTGCTGGTCTTTAGTAATTCTATCCTGCAGCATGTCGACTACTTTGCCAGTGTAGGTCCTTGCCATTTTGATAGTTCTCATAAATTTAGTTGACTTATCAATCTTTTCATTTTCTTCATAATCATCAATTTTGCTTTCATAAAAAGCTTTAAAATGAGTCAATATCTCTGCAATTTTCTGATCCTGTCTGCTTAAAAATTTAGGCATTGGCTGCATCCCCTCCGTTATTATCTCTAGCAAAGTCCAGGAATCTCACATTATCCGCATTGACTTCTGGATTGATGTAGGTCCTTCCATCATTCTCTGACTTCTTAATCTGCAAGGACCCGTCCACTCCAACAAGTCTACCTTTTCCCAGGTGCCTGGCACAATTTTCAGCCAAACCTCTCCAGGTGACGATGTTTATAAAATCAACATCTCTGTCTCCATCTCGGTTTGTATAATTTCTTTCTACTGCCAGTGTAAAATTACAGACCGGGGTTCCATTTCCTGTATAGCGGAGTTCTGGCGAAGCAGTCAGGCGTCCAATTAAGCATATTTTATTCATTCGACATTCTCCTTTGTTTAGCGTGGAAAGCTGTATGCTCTCCTACATTTTTAAATAATTCTAAGTTGCTTGGCCTATTGTCATTTCTAATTCTATTTTTGTGATGTACTACTTCTTCTTCTGTTAAATACCTATCTAATTTTTCTTCCATAACTAACCTGTGTTCCATTATATAACCCTCTTTACACGAATTTGGGTGTTCTGGTTTATAAATTTGTATATATCCATCACTTCTATGCCTTTTGCCGCCATTCCAATTGGGAGATTTTCTCCCTTTAGCAGCTTTAGACATTTTCTTTCTTGTTTCTAAAGAGATCACTTTACCCAAATTTCCTTTTCTAATTTTTTCTTTTACTTCTTCTCTCCTGGGCCTATTTTTCAAAATGTCGCCGGTTTTTCTAGTTTCTATATTTAATCTTCTTAAATGATTTAATATTGTAGCTGGAGTACATTCGACTTCTTCTGCAATTTCAGCCATAGTCATTTCTTTATCTAAATATGCTTCTCTTAAATAATCATCAAACCCAGGTTTATTTTTTAACATTAATTTTCTTGCCATAACAACCCTCCCCTTATAAGTACAATTCTATTCAACATCTTCTACATTCCTCCATTTCCCATAATTAGTATCTGCTATATCTTTAATGTCATCTAGCAGTTCGTTTAAAACTTCCTTCGGTGCTTCTTCTGGTCTATATTCAATCATTTCAGCTATACCCTCAAATTCTTTGTCCATTTCTAAATGCTCATCTAAAACTTTATCGACAAAATTTTCAATTCTTGATAGCTCGCTTAATGCTCGTTCTATAGGTTCGTTTTCTTTTCCAGGTGGTAAAGTTAAATCGCTACTTGAAGTTTGCAATACTTCTCTAATATCATCAATTATCACTTTAAAATTTTCCCCCACTCAAAACACCTTCTTTCAAAATTATTAAATCATCTTCTAAATATTCGCATTCTCCCTCTTCTAAAGTGCCTTCAATTTTAATTCTATCCCAAACATTAGGTATTAAAGTAAAACTTTCTTTAATGTCTTCGTGTATAAACACTCTAAAAGATTTATTCTCATTGTCAGAGTGCATGTATTCTACATGTCTTTGAAATGTATTAAAACCAAAAGCATCTGACATGCCAGCATTTTTGTGTAAACTGTATGTCAAACCGTCAACGTGATGCAATATAGTTTGAAGAATCGGGTGCCACTCTGCTGTATAAAGATAAATCTTAATATCAGGATTTATTTTTTCTATTTCTTTTATCAGTTCTAATGTTTCATGAGGATAAAGCATTGGCTCTCCACCAGTGATTATTATTTCTCCATAATCTTTGACAAATTCTAAATTATCTTTTTCGACAGCCTGATCAATCACACTTTTATAATTATTAACACAGTAAGAACATTTTTTATAGCAATCAAACGTAATTATCACTCTAGCACTTTTCATTATTCATCATCCTCCCATTCCCAGCAACTGGGGTCTCTGTCTTTGTTCATACCTGAATAAAGCAGCCTTAAATTCTTTTCGAGCTCTTTACTCTCATAAGATTTATTGCAAATTTTACAGGTTAGCTCTTCAATCTCACCTTGAGTATCTTCTCCAACCAGTGTGAAATTAACTTTAGTATTG